AAGACGATCCCGTACTGGGGCGAGATGAACGCCAACCAACGAGGGGCGCTCACCTCCTTCGCCTACAACCTTGGAGCCCATTTCTACGGCAACGGAAACTTTAATACGATCACCCGTTGTTTAAGGGACCGCCGTTGGAAGGATGTGCCCAACGCCCTTCAGCTCTACCGCAACCCCGGCACCAACGTTGAGGCTGGCCTGAAGCGGCGCAGGGTAGAAGAGGGTAAACTCTGGATCGCTTGAATCAGCCTTTGTGATCCTCCCCGACCACGAAATCCGTCGCCTTTGCAAAATGAGGGCGATGGTCACTCCTTACAACGAAGACAATCTCAACCCCGCCAGCTTGGATGTGGTGCTGGGCGATCGGATCATGATCGAGCAAGAGGAAAGCCCAGAGTTACAAATCGTTGGGATTCATGAGTACACCAAGACCGATCCATTTTTGATCCATCCCGGCGAATGGTTCCTGGCTGAAACCCGTGAGATCTTCAACCTGCCGGATCACGTTGGTGCTCAGTTTGTGCTGAAGTCATCTCGCGCACGGGAAGGCTGGGACCATGCTGAGGCAGGTTGGGCAGATCCAGGGTGGAATGGATCACGGCTCACAATGGAGCTGAAAAACAACCGTCAGCACCACGCGCTAGCTATTTGGCCTGGGCTGCGCATTGGACAGATGAAGTTCCTGCTGGTGTCTGGTCAGCCGGAACGGTCCTATGCCCAGACTGGCCGCTATAACGCAGACCTGGCCGTCACGGCTTCGAAAGGCTGAGCAACGCCGCCACCTTCGTTACGTTGGCCGCAGCAGCTTCATCAATCAGATGGGCATAGCGCTGGGTGGTTTGCGTGCTCCGGTGCCCAAGCTGCTCACCAATTTGTGCCAACGTCAGCCCGGCGCTGATGGCCGTTGATGCCCAGTTGTGGCGCAGGTCATGCACGCGCAGGTTTTCGATGCCAGCACGCTCCAGCAGCTTTGCCCACAGCTCGCTGTAGGCCACCAGCGGCGCATCACCACGGCCGGCGATGACCCAGCGCCCATTGGTGCGTTCGCGGAGCTGGCGTAGGATTTCAACCGCGATAGGAGGCAGATGCACCACGCGGTCATTGCCATCGCCACCTGTTTTGTGTTCTGCGGCCGGTATCACCAGGATGCCAGCGTCGAAGTTGATCCAATCCCACTTGGCACGCTGGATCTCGCCCACACGACAGCCGGTGAGCAGCAGTAAGCGGATCAACTGCGCAAACCGAACTTGGTTGGTAGTGACGGTGAACTCATCGAGCGCCACTAACAATCTGGCGAGTTCATCGCGGCTCAAATAACGGCGCCGCTTGCGCTCGCGGTTGGCGGTGATGTGCCGGCATGGGTTGGAATGCTGCGGTCTGAGGTTCCATAGCTCGGCTAGGTTCATCGCCTTGCTCAGTACCTCCAGCGCACGGTTGGCGGTGATCGGTTTGCTGCTGGCGCGGTGAAACCAATGCGCGACATGATCGCTGGTGATCTCAGCCACGCGCAGCCGGCCGAACTCTGGTAGCAAATGGATGCGCCAAAGGATTTCCTGCTGGCGCTTGGTGTTGGGGCGCAGCCGCGGCCAGTGCTCGCGTTTGATGCGTTCCAGCAGGCTGGCAATCGTGATGGCCTTGTAGTTGCGAGCCTTGTATTCGCCCTTTATTGACGCAGCGAGTACCTGCATCGCCATCTCGCGGGCGATGGTGGCGTTGATGATGTTGGCGCGACCGAGGCGGTGCATCACCTGTTTGCCGCCTAGCACTCTGAACCGCACATACCAAGTGCTCACGCCGCTGGGCAGCGTCAGCGTGCCAAGCCCCTGCACTCGTTTGTCGGCAATCCACTTCCATGCCATTTGCACACCGTTTGCACCGATTGGCGGGAACGGCGATGAATCTGCGCAAATCAGCGTGAGCTGTAAACCCCCGGAATCATTGGATTCCGTGAGCTATCAGGACGCAGCGGGAACCACGCTGGAGGGTAGATCTGAAGGCGAAGAACCATCACCGTGATCTGAATCCCCCAGCGCAATCAATGGCTTAGCAGGGCAGCATCACGCCGTTTGCCCGATATTCGCGCATTGCAGCCAGCACCCCTGGCGCCTCGGCCGGGTCATCCACCTCCACCAAATTCCAATCATCAACGCCATGGGTCTCAGCCCACCACTGAGCAGCGGCAGCAGTTGGGAATGGCCCCACGTGCCGAGGGCCAATGGCAAGGGTGTAAGTCATGGATCAATTAAGGACCAGCAGACCTTAGATGCAAATCGCTGCTGGTATGCCGCAGCACGTCGCATTTTGTAACCATGGTCGCCGTCACTACCATCGGTAAAGCAGCGGTTTGCTCATGCGGTCCTTCCTGGTGGAAATCACCGCAAAGCTCATCATCCGCTCTGACACCGACCCAGACGAGCTACCAGCCAACATCTACAGCCAGCTTGCAGAGTTCATCCCAACCGATGACGAAATCCTGGATTTAGAAGTCGCCGCGTTTCCGCTCCCTGGCCATACGGATGATGGATCATCACATTGATGAGACCCGCCTGGTCTCGCGCAAAGGCGCCCGTGATCAAATCCATCTGGCCTGGAATTACCAATGCGCCTACTGCAACGACCAGCTAGGCCGCAGTCCAACGCTTGATCATGTGGTGCCCAAAATCAATGGCGGCCTCACTGTGCGCTCCAACCTGATCAGTTGCTGCCTCTCGTGCAACAGCCGCAAAGGCAAGACCGATTGGATCGCCTGGTATCGAGCGCAGGATTTTTGGACGCCAGAGCGGGAATGGGCAATCGCGCAGTGGCTCAATCAGTAATACTGCACGTAGATCTCAGCCTGCCATAGATCATTGGTGTAGCGGCAGATGGCGCCGTTCTGACCGCAAGCGCGATACAGCGGCTCTTCACCCCAGTTCACTTCAAGCACGTCAATCCAGCGGCCCTCGCCCCGCTCCATCCGTTCCAGGATTTTCCGTTCCATCGTCGTACAGCTCACAGCGAGCGGCAAACCTTCCTCCAGTCTGCCGAGCCTCAGGGAACCCAAAAGAACATTCGTTAGAGCGCGGTAACCATTGAACGCAGCTCCAGCACTTAGCCTTGTCGTAAAAGGCCGCGGCCACCTCTTCAACTGGCCGTTTGCGATGCAACGCCATGTAGTGGTACTGCCCGCGGATAAAGGCTTCGCGCACTTCGGGCGTGCCCAGGTCAATGATCCGTTCCTGGTCGCGGGGCAATTTAAAAATGCCACGCCAGTTTTCAGACAGCTTGCGCCGCTCAATCACCAAGCGGCCGCCATATAAAACAATCATTCATCCTCGCCATAACTCGGCGCGTGATACAACCGCTCTAACTGCATCGAAGCTGGCTCTGGTGGTTCGCCAAACTCGGCGGGCATTACCAGATCGTCCCGGTCACGCGCAACAAACAGCAAGGGCGAGCCAAAGGGTTTGACCACCAGCATCCCCACCCGTGAGCTGCGCGTCAGAATGCGCACCGCCCAACGTTCAAACCAATTCAGGCCGGGTGGGTAGATCATTGCTCCATTTTGGCAAGTAGCCGGCGCAGATACCAGTTGGCTTTAGCAAGCGATACCGCACCGCCCTTAAGACGCTCGCGCCAGACATACTTCAAGACGTTGCCCTTGCAGTAGCCGCGAAACTCCTCAGGCGTCAGGGCAGCCTCAATGGCATCGATGCACTCGATCCCGCCCTGGCGGTAGTGCTCGGGCTGGTTGATCTGGTCGGTCATCGTGATCCCTCCAAATCGCGAGCGATTTCTGAAGCCGCCCTGAGCATGACGCTCAAAGGAACTGGCGTTGCCTTGCCATAGGCGTAACGCAAAGCACGGCGCACACCTTCGGAAACGTTGCCTTTCCCAAGGTGCTTAGCAATCCGTGCCTCTTCTTCAGTGCAACGGAACCCCAACCATTGACGTGGTTTGGTCTTTGTCATTCCCACCCCCGGCATAGGTGCTTGCGGATCACCTCCATGCAGGCCGTGGCGTGCTTTTCAGCCAGCACGCTTTCGGTGATGCCAATGGCGCGGATGCAATCGGCCTTGATTTCAGCGCCGTCGATGTCGCGAAAGTTGGCGCCAAGGCTGGCGCAAAATTCTTGCCACAGCCCGGTGTAAAGGCCGCTTGTACGGCCACTGGCCGCATAAATCTGGTCCATGAAACGGGCACGGTTCAGGTCAAGTTCGTGGGATTTCATGCGAGGTCGCAGTATTGGCGGAGGCGCCACAGCTCTTCGCAAAGCTGTGAGCGGTTCTTGAGACTAGGAATAGCCTTGAGTTGGTCAACCCTTAGGTCGATCAAAAATCTCATCCTTTGGCGTTCCTCTTGGATGCCAGCCTGAAAAGCCGTGAGATCACTTGGAATCATGCTTTTGGAAGGTCAGTCACGGTTTCGGGATTAAGCCATTCCAGCTCATTCCACCAAGGCAGCCACTCTTTGGCGGCTTGTGCTTTGGCGTCGGTAAAGCTGTGCGCCCAAACGCACTCGCAAATGTTGGCGCTAGTTATGCGGAAGTAATAGCGGCGGGGTGTGGTGGTGGTCATGGGTGCAGCTCCTGATGGCAAGCGGGGTGATTAGCCATCACGGCGATGGTTTGCTGATGGCCGTCTGACCGGCCGGCGGTATAGACCGCGAGCAACAGCACAAGAGCGCCGATGCGATTGATCCAAGAGTTGGTGATCATGTGGCGATTGGTGAACGCAGCTACTTTACACCGTATCCGGTGCAGTCTGCGGGGTCGTTACGTTCCGTAGCATTTGCGCGTTCCCACCGCTCACGATTGGCCTTGGCCAGTGCTTCACGTGAATCCATCGGTTCCACGTAGCTAGCTGTCAGCTCCAGCGGCACACGCAGCACGGGTTTGCTCTGGTGTCCCGATGACCAGCCAACCGCATAGTTCGGCACCTTCAACTCCACCGTGAACCACACCTCGCCGCAATCAACGCATTTGCGCTTGCGCACGGTTTGATCACTGAACTGGCTGTTCGTAATCGGTGCTCGGTGGTTCCTACTACTGCACTTTGGGCATTGCATGGGCATCATGGGGACGGTACGCCCCCGGTCTAATGAACTTTGGTGAGTGGCTGTCCATAGAAATCCCGCCTGAGAAGCTTTTCAAGCTCGAAGCCGACTGCCGGT